AGGTTGAATCATGTCTTGATCAACGGCGATGACATGGTCTACGCTGCCCACCCGGCTCTCTGGCCGGCCCATGTGGACAACGGGAAGAAGGTTGGACTTCTGATGAGCGTCGGAAAGGCGTACCGCCACCCGGTTTACGCCAATGTCAACTCGACATCTGTCCACTATGACCTCCGCAAGATGCCAGTTGGCCTTCCTCGCCGCGACCTGCGGTGGGAGCCCACTCCGTACCAGATCAACTACTTGAACGCTGGCCTGTTCTTCGGTCAGCACAAGGTGCAGGAACGTGTGGAGCTTAAGGAGGAAGCCGACCAGGACGAAGATTCGGCGAACGGCCCTCAGGCCCTCGAGCTCGCCCGTGCCCATCTAGGGCAGGACCCGTCCAAAGGACTCGTGGTGAATCTGCCATGTGTCCTATCCGGTTCATTGCCGGGAGCGCAATGCGCGCTTCTGAAGAAGTTCCTCAATACTCATCATGATGAGATTGGCCGCGAGACCTTCGCGGTGATTCGTAAGCTTGGACGCTACGTGCGTCACACTAGGAACCTCTTCCTTCCCCTCTGTGCAGGGGGCATGGGAGTCCTTGCTCCCGTTGGGTGGACCTTCAAGGTCACCGAGGCTGACCGTCACGTCGCGAAGTCGCTCTATGAGACTCCCTATGCGCGGACCGGTCAACTCCCCCTTCCACAGGGTCATCCTCTCAGCGATGTCGACCAGCTTGTCGACTGCCCTTGGCTGAAGCCTAAAGGTGACCGGCTTGACTTCCCTGAGTTCAAGTCTTGTGGGACGAAGCTGTCTAAGTCTAAGACGCTCCTGGGTTGGGTGTGTTACTCCCCAACGTATGCACTGTGCGGCGTTCAAGAAGCCGCCCCTTCGCTCTCCGACAAGGGAATGCCCTGGGAGGAGGCAGTCGCCAACTACACGAGGAGTGAGTTGGATCAGCTCATCGACTGCTTCTATGCGAGTGTGCAACCTATTGGAACCTATGATCGGCCTGAGCGGCTGCCCCGTCTGGGATTGAGTGTTCTCCAGTCTCAGTGGCAGTCGCTGCTCTTGGCCTGATCGGACGGGGTCGTTGCGACGCGTCGTCCTTCTCCAGTTGTTGTTGGACCTGGTTAAGTCGCTAAACTAACCATTGGGTCTTGACGTATAAACCTGCCAAAACGTTACGCGCATTACCGTTCTCTTGGTGACGGGATGTGACGTGTAAAGATTTACGTGCTAAGTTGCTACGTGATGCCTACGGGTACAGATCGAGCATAAATGCCGAGAGACTGCACGGTAGGGCAGCAAGCTGGGAGGGTAAGTAAGACTACCCCTCTTTGGTTCAAATTCCACCTCGTCGGTGTTCAGTTCGGTGCCATCCTCGGATGACGACCATCGTACTAACTCTGAAGGTTAACTAGAAGGAATCAGACTCGACTTCCAGCTGGCTGTTCGTCAGGATGAACAGTCCGCCTTTGTTCATGGCGGATCCAATACAATGAACAAGAACAACAACTCCAACGGCCGTCAGGTGATCATCGTACCTGCTCCGGCTGCTGCTGCGCGTCC